CCTGAAGATGGCCAGTTGTTTTGAGGAGCACACACTCCAGGAACACAGTCTCTTCCTTGACTAGGTTCACTAAATATTCTATTACAATTTAGAGGTGGTACAGTACATCCTAATCCAACTGGTCCACCAGTAGGAGCTTGTCCTGATAAAGTTAATATAGTATAGTCAGTTTCACAAGTTACAATAAACTCTCCATTATTGTCATTATTATAATAATCTATTCCTCCAAACTGGTTACCAATAACCTTAACTCCATAACCTGTCGATATTGAAAGAGTTGGAGTTTCTGTATTTGTATCTACTTGATAAATGTCTCCATTACTAAATTCACCTTCTTCAGTTAATACGGTATTTAGTACTGCAGCTGTTATTGGAATATTATTTACAGGTTGAGCAAACGTTAGTATAATTTCAAATACGGACCCTTGAACAACAAAGTCATAGGCTATAACTAGTCCAGTATAAGCGCACAACTTATATAGTGTCACCCCTCCACCAGTACCAACAATTCCGTTAGATCCAGCAGCAAGTGTACTACTAGCCATAACAGTCACACCTGCATACGTAAACGGTACTGGACCTATGTACACATCTCCTGCTTGGTCGTACATATTAGGTATTGTAGTAGATTCACATTCTGGTTCTGCATAAAGGGTAATATCTGCACAACCACTAGTTGTAGATAAACTTTTTACATTTGTACCTACAAGATTTGATGATTGTTGTTGGTAGTCAGGAGTTTGTGATATTTCATATACTCTATTTAATTCTGGTTGAAGAGCATATAATTTACTATTTATTGAGAATATATCTATATATTTCTCAGAAGTGTAATTAACGGTAAATTCTGGAATGCCTAAATCCTGCAACTTCATAGTTCCAGTTATACGATCATTATTTGAAATGTTGTATTGTTGTAGATAATTCCCATTATAAGGACCATCAACTTCGCCATCCATCCTCATACTAGTAATAACATCACCGTTATTAAGATATAGTAGTCTAGGGTTTGAAACAACCTTACCATAGGTATTTATTACAGGTTTAACAGTTCTTCCAATACTAGATGTTAGATTTTTAGCAATATTACCTGTTTGACTTATATCAATAGTAAAACCCCATACATCTGGTGAAATAACAGTAGCAGTTGGTCCACCAAAAACTATTATTATACTTGTATCATTAATAGCAGTTAGTGCCGTACATTCAGAACCAACTCTAGAATAACCAGGGTATGATAGGATACCTTGTGTGCTAACAGTAATGTCTCTTGTAAAAGATAAACCTACATTACCTGATGTAAAAGTTACATCATATTCTCTAATTATAAAGTTGTTCTGGGTAAGGTCTGTTTCACTAGCTAACCAAAGTTTATTTTGTGTACTACATATAGGTCTAGTTACACCTTGGGTTACTAAAAAGTCATTAGGAACTAATACTGTAGTTACTACATTGGTGTCTATATTATATACTCCTAGTTCTCCGGAGGTTCCTTCGTTAAGAGTTGACCAAAGACATAGTGAAGTAATTGGTCCAGGTCCACTTGATGTAGTAGTAGTAGTTGTAGTTGAAGATGAAGATGTACTGGTTGTAGTTGTTGTAANATCACAAATTATCTCTCCTGTAAAATCACAATTTGGTCTAACACAAGAATATATATCCACTGAACCGCAAGTCTGATTTGTACTATCTAACCTAACAGTAGTAGTTCCAACAGGGGCATTATTAGAAGTGTAACCATTCAATAGATCTTGTCTGGAAACATTAGTCTCAAATGCATTTTGATAATTATCTGCATCAGAATATAGATCAAATGGACCTGTATCTATGCCTGCTAAAGTTAATGTTATAAGTATTGTCATTGTCCTACGGTGTTATTGTGGTGGTTGTTGTGGTTGTTTGTTCTAGTGTTATCTCAATACTATTTTTACAAACTGAACCTGATGCTACTTTTACTATAGTAGTGTAATCAGGCATCACAGCTGTATACCCATTCAATAACTGGGTTTTAGTTACATTTGTTTGAAAAGCAACACTAAATCCATCTACGTCTGAAAACAGATTAAAAGATCCAGTATTATTTCCTGCTGTATTTAGTGTTAAGATTGCTTCCATTATGAGTCACAACAAGTTGTTAATGTTTGATTTATACTTATTACTTGCTGCTTTATAGTAGCAATTTCAGATGTATTGATTGCTTGTTGGTTTACCAATGTACAAATAATTGCGTCAATTTTAGACAAAGCAATGTTTAAATCATCACAAGGTTGCACATTTGAACAAGGTAATACAGGTCCATTGTATGTAATAGACTTTGAATAATGTACCCCAGTTGCACAAGGATTATTGCTTGTAGTGCTTGAACATCCACAAGGNGTGTTTGAAACTACATCTGTGCAACAAGGATTTACAGGTAAGTATGCCATTTTGTTTTTATTTTAAGGTATGTAAATTATATAATATGATCCAAGGCCAGGTTGAAAATTANCATGTGATAATCCTCCACCTGTCNNATTTATTGTAGCAGAATGTGAATGCGGTGGAAGGGGATCTGCTACAAACGATCTCATTTTAAAGTCATTATCCCCACCTTTAAATCCTCCACCAATATTATTACCAACGTAAGGTCCTGCTGCCTTTCCTGTAGGGGTTATTGTAGGCGTTGATGGTCCAATGGTAATTGTATGTGTATGTGAAGGTATTTGTGTAATACCTAATGTAACACTGTTAGTTCCAACAGGAGTATTAAGATTATATGTTGGGTTTCCAGCTACATTAGGGTCAACTGCAGAATCTAACGAAGCTCCTCCCATTCCACTAGTAGTACCAACTGGTACTCTTCCTCTAAGATCAGGTGTTCCATTTTGCCCATTACATAAAAAGATTCTATCCCAAACGCCTATACCAGCTCCTGACTGACTAAATGGAGACAAGTCTCCAAAATAAGGTTGAGCAGAGAATGGAACCATTCTATTATTTATTAATTGTTGTGTAGGGTTAGTGTTAAAATAGTTATCTATATATGTATTTATATCAACGATTCTTACATAGTTAGTAGTAACATCTGTAATGAAAGTATTTAGTGATTGCTCAACTTCACATAACTTTACTATAGTTTGTTGTAAAACATCTTGAGTAGAAGTGTTATCTGTTACTCCTGACACACATCCTACCTCATATGCACTGGTTGGTTCACTTTCTTCTATAAGTTGTATTTGTTCATTTAAGTTACAGATAGTTTGAACTATACCTGTAAGATAATTGTTTAAAGAAAGCGGATCACATACTGGCAAGTTAGCTTCTACGATTGGACATATATCAGTTGGTTGTATTATAGGAAATACTCCTGTTCCATCAATTGTAGAACTTAAGAAAGTTATAATAGCCTGCTCTACAAAAGATAGAGAGTCCCCAGTCTGTATTCCTAAAATAGGAACATCTACTCCTGTATATTTAACACATCTGTCTGAAGTAATTTCAGTGCATCCGTTATAACAATTTGAGCAATTTTGTGTTGACATAATTTTTTTATTTTATTTGTTATTAATATTCAAATGCTTCAATTACTATTGATGTAGCATTTAATACTGTAAATGTATGGGTTATAGTGTTTACTGAACCAGAAGGATTATCCACCTGATCGCTAAATGGTGTCATTCCACCACCGCTTATAACTAGTTCAGTAGATACACCTCCAACTTCGTTGTTTGAATATGGAAATGTAACTGTATATTCTCTACCAACTAAGAAGTCATAATAATAATTACCATTCCAAAGTGGACCAGTTGTTGGTATACTCAATACTACAGGATCACCTGGCTGATCATTATCTTCTATTTCAAAGTTAAAATTAGCACCGTTATTAGTAAGCGACATAGTAATTTCAGATGATGCTATTTGTTCTTGATTTACTTTAAATAATAATAAAGGACCATTAGTAACACCAGGTTGAGTATATCCAGTACTAAAGCTAGTCGCAAGTGAATTTGTGACTCCACCAGCAGGTGGTTGTAGTATACCTGTATCTAATTCTTGCAGACCTCCACCTCCTACTCCTATCAATGAAAAACTATTCTGCACTTGAGTCTCTTCACTTGTTAAGTTCTTAGTAGTAAGTTTAGCATTAATAACATCACCGTTAGAACTTGAAAACAATCCTTGTACCGAAGGCGTGCCATTAGTAATAACTTGAGTTACTACACTCGCTCCATTTTTAAATAATTGTAATTCTGCTTCTTTAAATCCATTTCCTCCTCCATCAACTTGCCAATTAATATCGTAGCTTTTTGCACTAGTGGTTGTAGTTGTAGTAGTAGGAGCAACAGTTGTTGTAGTTGTAGTTGTTGGTGTTGTACCAGTTGCTGCAACAGCGCAACCAGTAGCAGATCCTGAGTTACTATATCCTGAAGGAACAATAAATGCAAGCGTATAAGCAACTGTTCCAGCAATATATACAGTTGTATTACCCCCACCATAAGTGTAACCAGTTATAGCTAGATTGAGTCCATCATATACAACACTTCCATTCAGTGGATCTCCTACAATTCCATCAGGTAAAGATACTGTTAGTAGTGGATCTGTACAAAGGAAAACAGGTAAGGTGGTTGTAGTTGTTGTTGTTGGAGCTACAGTGGTTGTAGTTGTTGTTGTTGGTGTTGTACAATCTCCATATGCAGTAACTTTATAACCATCTCCAGTTGTATGATCAAAGGTAGAAAGTATTGATGATAAGTCATTACCATTTGCATCTATCTTTGAAAATTGGAATGTAGACATAGCTGAGAAGTTGACACTGTTAACACTAAATTTACCATAAGGAACAGTAACTCCTCCAGTTCCAACATTGATAAATTGATACACTGCTGTATAGTCTACTCCTCCTATATTAAATACTACATCATAGTTGGTATTTGGAACTTGAGACCAGTTGGTATAACTTGTTGTGTTTGTAGTTGGTCCTGTAAAATAATCTGCTCGAGCAAATAGAGAGTCAGTAGGTGGATCTAGAATCCAATCGCTACTAACTATAAGACTTAAATAGTCAAACTCTAGACATCCAACTAGTGGTGTAATAGTTGTTGTTGTAGTTGTAGTAGGTGTTACCGTTGTGGTTGTAGTTGTTGTTGGTGCCACCACTGTAGTTGTAGTAGTGGTAGTAGGAGCAACAGTTGTTGTACTAGTTGTAGTAGGAGCAACAGTTGTTGTACTAGTTGTAGTTGATGTACTAGATGTACTAGTTGTAGTGGTTGTTGGTGCTAAAGTGGTGGTTGTTGTAGTTCCTGTATCTTTTATTAGACGAACTGAATAACCGTGATTTTGATTCCAGTCATTTCTATACGCCCAAGTCTGATTATTGTATAAACTAAAAGCAAAAGCATCAGGCCCTACTATCTCGTCTGTACTACTCCACCATGTACCACCCTCATTAATACCACCAAACACCCCAGAGAGAGGCTCACGAAAACCTCCTGGAAGACCTGTGAAACCTGAACTATTTGTTGCTGCAGTATTAGGTGCATCCCAATGACAGAATTGTACTTCTTTTAATGGACCTCCTGCATTATTTGGTACAGTTGCACCTCCTGATGAAGCTGGGTCAATATAATTAATTAATGTAATTAGTTCATCATTAGTTGGAATATGATAACCTGCAGGAGCTAACCCTCTTGGATCATTAACAGCAAACCAATTATATAATTTTCCATAAGTTGGTTCATTTGCAGAATCATTGCTATGGTAACACCAAGCTCCTGTAGTTAATCCTACCCAAGCACTTGGGTCTGTTACTTCTGGAATTGGATCACCATTTAAATATGTATCAACATTTAAATTACACTTACTCCAGGTTTGTGTTCCAATTGTTACATCACTAGGAATACAATCCACACATGCAGCAATTGTTGTAGTTGTAGTTGTTGTTGGTACAATTGTAGTCGTACTAGTAGTTGTACTAGTTGAACTACTTGTTGTAGTAGTAGTTGTACTAGACGTGCTAGTTGTTGTCGTAGTTATTGGACTACTGCCAGGACATACATAAAAATCAAAACCAATACCAGCTAATGCATCAGCAGGTGGGTTAATTGTAATTTGTAATTGACTTATACCTCCACTAATTGGTGAAATTGCTGTAACTCCTGCAGAATAGTTTGGATAAAGAGCTTGTGATCCAGTTAAATTAATTTCATTTTGACTTATTTGTGTTGTTGCATAGTCACCACATGCTGTTAATTCAGTAGCAACAATTACATCAGTAGATGTTATAACCACAGTCTCTTGCGCTGATGGATCTTTACTAGAACCATAACCCTGAGTGACAAGCGCTATAGCATTTATTGGAGGATTAAAGTCCATTACAACAGTTGAACCTCCACGCATTGACAATGTTCCTTGTCCACCAGACTGAGAAGTTACATATGCTCCATTACATACTTCTGTTGTGCCTGGGACGCCAGCTACATAGATAGGAGGTTGGTTAAACGTATTTGGAGTATACGATGTAGTTAGCAAAACTCCATTACTCAATACTTTAGTTCCATTTCCAGTGATAGCATTAGGAAAGGCTTCAGGAGAACTTAAGTTAAATGGCTCTGCACAATCAAACGGTACAACAGTTGTACTAGTAGTAGTAGTCGAAGATGTTGAAGATGTTGAAGTAGTTGTAGTAGATAAAGCTATAATATCAAAGCATCCTTCTATTCTACAATCTGGGGTTATCGTTGTAGTAGTGGTGGTGGTTGGTGTTGCTGTGGTGCTAGTGGTTGTAGTAGTGCTGGTACTAGAGGTACTTGTAGTTGTTGTTGTTGGATTAGGACAAGGAATTATAGCACATGTTGTAATCTCACACACTGTAGGTTCATTACATAATGAAACACAACCAGCAGTAAGACGAATAACCTTGCTTGCAATATCTTCTGTACTTACCTCCGGACATCCTGATGCATAATGTGTATCACAATAACGAAAAGTTAGTACACGTTTGTATACTAACAGTTCTGAAATCTGACTAACAGCAATAGGTCTGTTCAACATAAATACAACATTGTTGTATAAGTTGTTTCCTAGCTCTGCTAATTTACAATCTATTTTTCTAAGTAAATCAGGAATGTTTGCACATTCTTTACAATTCGTTAGTCTTGGTGATAACATATGTCTTACTTTTTTACTTTACTTTTTATTTACTTTGGGCTGACAGGTGCTGCATAGACCGTTACTTAGTCTACAACCACATCCCACCTGAGCTCCACATCCTGCACATTGCGCCATAATTAATGAAAGTTTATTGTGTAGTTGTTACCTGTACAACCACAGTTTGATTTTATAAATGTATCAAGCATGTTACTAGCTTGATTATATAATGTTGTTGATTCCTTTTCAGCACAATTGTTAGCAGCTGCTACAGAGCCTTGAATAAAGAAATTAATTGTATTTAATGTAACACTTGACTGTGTTTTTATTTCACTAGCACACTCCATCATGTTAAGTTTTAAAAATGCATTGTCAAATTTCTCTTGAAGTTTGTCTATGCGCATAATTGTTTTCTCAACATAGTTTAAATATGAAGGTGCAACCGAATATTTCAAATGGTAAATTCCATCTGGAATAGGTTGTTTACATCCAGCTTCAGTAATGCCTAAGGTATCTGACGCAAAAATGTTTGTATCTAAAGGTATAAAAGGGATTATCTTTGTTCCAAATCCAGGAATTTGAATCTCAATACTAGGTGCTGATACTACAGGAGGGCTGTCTGGATAGACAGATGCATCTGTAACAGCAAGTAGATTTACACTATAACTTGGAGGAACAATAAGATCTAACTGAAAATTAGCTGCCATAAATTTATTTAAAAAAAATACCAGAGGATTGAGTATTATCCTCACACCTCTGGTATTATAGGTTAGTATTGTATTATATATACTTTTTTATTAAGCAGCAGTTGTAGTAGTTGTAGTTGTGATACACTCATTGTTATCAACAACAGGCCCTAAAGCTCCAACTAAGACAGCCTCTACAGCAGTAGCAATACCAGCAACTGACGCTTCATTTGGGACAGCAATCATCACGATAGAATCTTGATGGATATAGTCACCCCATTGGTATGCTCCTTTATCATATTCATTAAAACGAATATAGTAGCTATCATATACAGTTCCTTCAGTCACATAAGACTCAAAGTTCTCGTTGTATCCACCCATTCTATATAGAGATTTTAAATACCCAGCTTGGTAGCTATAGTAATTAATTTCTGCTTGTTTCCATTCAGCAGAAAGTCCTGAAGGATATGTAGAAGTCTGAGTTATGGTAGAAGTTGCAACAATGTTACAAGAATCAGCAACAATAAAATCAGCAGTAGTAGCTGGTCCATCATATATAAATGTGTTGAAGTACATTCTATCATATTCAAATGGGAATGCAGCAACGTCACATGGTTGTCCATATTTAGTTAATGGTTTACCGTGGATTCTTAGTATTGTTCCACCAACATTTTCAAAAGTAAAGAAACTTTTAAAAGATACGTTATCTGGATTATCTCCAGGAGCGCTTTGGTTTAACTTAGCAATTAAAGAGTTGATTAATGCGTTAGTGTCAACATCAGTACATACATCACCTCCACATTCACAACATGGAGCTTGTACGGTTACTGAACGTGTAAATCCGTTGAAGTATAAAGTATTAATATAACTAGAAAAAGCACGTAGTGTTAATGTTACTATTTCACCACATTGTACTTTAAAGTCTGTAACGTCAGTAATTTGGTTAGCAGCAGTATCACAACCAGAAGCTTTGTACCATTCTGTAACGTTAGAGTTGCAAGAAGCACCAGCTGTTGGGCATCCTTTAATTTTGTCAGATCTTTTTGATCCTTGTAAATAGGTGTTTTCTCTACCTTGTGCTACGTAGAAATACGGAGAAGCAGCTATTGTTCCAGCGTTTACTGTAGCATAGGAGCTATTGAAAAATCCTACTTGACCTTTTGTAAGGTCTTGAGTCGAACCAGTGCTAGGCAGAGTTGTCTGACCTACTGGCACCACGAATAACGTGGTTAATGCGAATGTACTCATAATTTATTCTTTTTTTTAGGGTTATAATTATTCATTTGTTTGAATTCTGAATTGTGCACTTTGAACCGCAGCAGCATTCTCTGTATACATAGCTAGATTCTGAACTGTTAAATCTACAATTTCATCTTCTAAGTATAGTTCTAGTTCGCAATTTACATCTGTCGATGGTGTTCCATCTAACATAATGTATCCTGCCTTATTTATATAGACAGGATATCTCATGTACATTACTTGTATAGTTGTGGGAGTAAAAGTTCCATCCGTGTAAATGCTTATTGAATTAGAGGATATGCCATTTAAGGTTTCCTGATATTCAAAACTTGGTTTATAATGATCATTGTTAAGTAAAATAGATAGATCTCCATGTTTACTTAGATCTTTATTAATCCATATCTTTCGATTTTTGCATCTACCTTTGTCTGCTAACACATAGCTATCTACATAAAACATGTATTTAGGTGTTAGGAGAGTAAGATCTGCATCCCATTGATTTAATTCTTTGTTAGATTCCTCTAACGTAAGTGGTTGATTTGTAAAATCTATAACTAGATTCTGTAAATCCTCATACCTTTTTTTAAAAGCATCATAACCTAATCGGTTAGGGACACTAAAACCATCAACTTTTTGTTTTATCAACTTAATCTGAGCTTCATTCAAGCTTAAGATTTTGTCTTCTAATGCAATCTGTTGGTGCTCGTTAGTTGATAGTTTATTTAGTTTTTGATCTATTTTATATAATAAACTATCTACTGGTATCATATTTAACTATGTTTGTTAAAACTAACTTCTTATACAGAAGCTAGTTTTTTAGATTTCAATTTCTTTTCAAGTACTAGTAAGTCATCTTGATTATCTTCGTCAATCATATATTTTACTAATTCTTCTTCGTCCATTGCTACTTCGTACTCTCCTTCATAAACCTTACCGCTTGGTTTGATTCTATATATAGAGTGTGTTATAGCTTGTTTAATTAAATCTTTTATATGGAGTAAATTTTCTTTCATGTCAGCAAATCTGTTAAATACTTCTATAGGATTTAATCCTTGGAATGTTCCACCTTTCATTTCGGTTTCTTTTAACATGTTGTCTACTAAATTGTAAACCACTTCTTCTTTAGATTCGTTTGTTACAGGAAGTCCTAATAGCCTTCCGACTTTTCTTTTCTTCTCTGGACTCATTCCATCAAACTTAACAATTGCTTTGTTGATAGACTGTTTCTTTTTATAAACAAGTTGATTTTCAATTTCATCATTTACAACATAAAACTGTGTATCAGCTGGAAATTCTCCTCTTTGCCATGCACCGTATGAAGATGCAATAGTTGGATGTACTCTCAGCCAAGCAAAACAAATTTCTTGAATAGGAACACTTAAGTCATAAAAATTATCACCATCTAAAAGTTTTACAGATTTTACATGTAGATCATCATTAGTTCCTTGAGACAGTCCGTAATTCCAGAACTTAGCTCTTGGTCCTAAATCTATATCACCCAATGATGATTGTAACCTGTCTCTAAGAGCAGTAACTCTTTCGATTTCAAGTTCTCTTTCAGTTGGATCTGCTATGCGTTTAATATAACCAGCATCAGGATCTAGTCCTGTTCTGTATTTTCCATCTAATTCTTTATAAGGATATTTAAAAACTCCTGTTCCAGGAATTCTTGTCATACCTTGAGATGATAAGCCACTTTGAAGTGTTTGTAATTGATTACCATTATACTCTCTTTTAATCGTAGAGATTTTTCCTAATTTACCCATAATGTAGTTTAATTAATTTATTTGGTTTATTACTATTTGTAGAGTGCTCTAATTCAATAGGTAGAAAGTTAATTCAGCACTCTGGTTGTTGAGAAAGTTATCCCCTCTGAGGAGGGACAGTGTGGGTGAGGGGATACTTCTCGGATATTGTTACTAGAACTGTGGAATTTCTTCTATAAGTACAGTTCTTGATAAATCTTCAATGAATACATCACATCGATCTTTCATCCATAATTCATAACCTGGGAATTTGTTAGCAGACTGCATTCCTTGAGACTTTGCAAAGCCTAAGTGGGAACGAGTACCATCAATATAACCCCATGTCATAGAAGGTGCACCCTTCATACGAACTTCACGGATATTGTTTACCATTGCACCATCAGATAGTGGAGAAACATCAAACACCATAAATACTGGAGTAGATTTCATGTTTTGTCCAAATTCTAAATTAGTTTGTGGTAAATCAAGTTCTTTTAAGTGAATCAATTCAACACGACCTGTTTCTCTTGTAACCATTGCGTCAAATGCAAAGTTATAAGTGATATTCTGTCCTTCACCTTGCATATATCTGTTTCCAGAATCTGCCATGAAAGTAAGTCCAGAATTAAGTGCATCATTCTTAAGAGCTTGTTGGAATACATCGAATCCAGCCTCATTAGTATACATCTTAACTCTACGGTCTTTAACATCCACTCTTCTGTAGAATAAATCTCCAAATACTGAACGAATCAAGTTTGCAGAGAATTCACCTCTATTGTATTGTACTAAGTTTCCGTTATTTCTCATTCTGTGGTATACACCAGCAGAAGTTCTTTTTACTTCTTGCTTAGAACCATTAGTCTTAACTGTACCTGGAGAAGCCCAGATCATACGTTTAACTTTTAATTCTAACATAGATTTACGCATCCAGAATTCAATGAACGGCTCCCACTTAACATCTTCTCTTCTTAAAGGAAGTTGATTACGTCGTTGTGGTGCATATACTAAAATATCTAATGGTTTCCCAGAAGAGTCTCTTAACATTTTATCATCAGCCCATTCCGTAATTTTGTGCTCATATCCATATGCAGAACCTAATGATTCAAACATAGTGATCTCTTCACCTAATCTTGGAAGACCTAATAAATCTTGATCGAATTCTCCAATTGCAGCATCTACTAATTCTAATTCAACACCTTGTGTTAAAAATGTAGTATTAACGAAATCTACTGTTGGGTTATCACTAACAAGTGTAAATTTATATATCCATCCCATGTTCCATGGTTGTGGATCTTTGATCACGTAAAAACGTGGTCCGTACTGACGTGTACCAACAGAAATAATCGCATTCTTAGAGAATTCGTTAGAACTCAATATTAATTCGAACTCTTGTCCATCGATTCCTACTTTACCTGTAGCAGCAATAGTATCTTGCGTAGATTTAGGAATGTCAATAATTTTTGGGAATTTGTAAGGTACTGCAATGTTCCATTTCCATGAATCACTGTTTGTATCAATATAGTAAGGTGTACTCTTATTGATCATGTCTAGGAAATCATTGCTATACAATGAAGATTGAGTATACAGACTGATAATCTTTTTATCATAATCTGCAGGCTCAGTAGAGTGAAAAGACTCTAAGTGGTTTGAATCTGTAAGTTTACCTACAGCACGTGCATCCATAGACGCTACTCGTGCATAAGTAAAACCAGTTAAACCTGGGATTGTTTGAATTGCCATTTTATTCGTTTTTTATTAATTAATAATTATTATATGAACCATGAATTTGGTTTCTGTTTACTCGTTGTTTTAGTTGAAGCAACTGTTTTTGATTTAGTAACTTGTCTCGCAACTTCTCCAAATAGCTTGTTTGACTTTTTAGTCACGCCTGCTTTTTGTATACTTGATAAGGTTGGATCTTTTTCTAACATCTTAAGGAGTAAACCTACTTTGACTTTTTGTTCATGGTTCTCAGGTCTTTTCAAATCTAAAATAGAACGATCAAAGTCAGTCAGTGTTTCTCCAGTAGGTGTTTTCCACTTATCTGTTATTAAGAAGTCTTGTAGTTCGTTAGCTAAATTAGAGTTAATAGGTATACCATCAAACTCTTTATTTTTCACTTTATCAGAAAGTATAGCCTGTACATTTGTTACATACTGATTTTTAATATCAGATTTTGCTTGTAACTCTTGTTGTGACTTTGCTTCTAGTTTCGCAAGCTTTGCAGCTTCCTTTTTTACTAGCACCTTATGATGTCTAGTAGATACTGTTTCGAGATCACCGTAATTTTCTAATCTCTCTATTTCTTTACCTATGTCTTCTTTTTCAAATCCTTGTGCAAGAAGTGCTTCACGCATTACTTGCTTTTGATTGTTTTCTTTGGATAGATCCATTTCAGAGAAATTTACTATCTGGTTATATGCTCCAAAGTATTCTTTTGGATCTACACCTTTTACAAAGATGGACTCAAATGCATTTTGATAATCTTCTCCAAATTGACCTATAAAGTCTTGGACTAAACTTTGTGCTCCTTTTTTCTTTTCAGATTCAAATCGAGCTAAAAAATCTTCAGGAGTTTCAATGCTTACTTCTTCTCCTTCTTCTTTATTAAACACCCCTAGATCAAATAGATCTTTTGATAGTGCTTCAAAGTTTGCAGAACCAACTTCAGCTTCTTCATCGTTTACCACTTCATCAAGAACATCTTTAGGTTCTTCGACTTCAGGTATATCAATTTCAACTTCTTCTTCCTCAATTGCATCAGGATCATTACTTAAAAAATCAGAAATAAGAGATTCCCCTGTTTGCTTTTCTTCATCTGTTTTTCCATCTACACTTTTAGGAGGAATAATATCCTTACCTTTCGGTGCCTGTGTAGCTGGTATAACATCTTCAGTTTCTTTTATTATTGGTTCAACGGTCTCAGGACTGCCACTTGCAGTTTCTGGAGCCATTAAATCATTTAGCAATTGTGCATCTCCAGATCCCATATTTACGGTATCTTGGATGCCAAAGTTACCTTGTGGCTGTAAATTATCAGACATATGTAGTTATTTTTTTTATTAAAACTTGGTTTTTTACTTGTATGACTGTAAAGTTAATTCAGTCATATTGATTTACAAAACTTTATTTATGTATTTTTATAAATATTCGAGATAATATAGCATTAACTATTTTCGTGCTATAATGAATGTAATTATTTACTTATTTATTTCGACCTTTTGCGTTTTGTTTTGCTACAGCTAGATCATTAGCCTGATTTTCACGAGCTAATTTTATTTTATCTCTTTCCAATTGTAACTTTTGTTGTGCTAAAGAATTTCTATTATCAATTTCTGCCATCTTTCCTTTATATTCTTTATTAGCTTTATTAGTCTCAGCTTCTAATTTAGAAAGTTCTACAATATCAGGGGCACCTGAATTATCCATATCTGCCCCAACTTCTGTTCCTTTAGCCATAGCATTAATAAGAGCAACTTCTTTTTTATTAACTCTGTCCAGATCATTCTGTCTATCTTCGTTAACTTGTTCTTCCATCTTCATTCTTTCAGCTTGTTCTAGGGCTGCTTGAGCTTGTTGCTGCTGAGCTTGCTGTTGTTGTTCTTGAAGTTGAATCTGTTTTTGTTGTTGCTGTTCTTGTTTATCTCTAAGATCTTTGAAAGTCTTTTTCATTTCTCTCATTGATTTAGTACTATATAATTCAATTACATCATATAATGTACCACCATTTTGTATAATAGCTTGAGACAATTGTCTAAGTTCATTAAACATTTGAGTGTCTTCTGGTCTATTAGTTAAAAATACCTGAAGGTCACGTAACGATAGGTCACTTCCATTTACTTGTACAAATGCAGATTCTCCTTCATTAGTTATGTATGATAATGTAGATTGTGGTTTATGGCTTTCAGTATATAAAGCAGCATCTACAATTGCTTGATATAACTGCCCTTGAACATATTCATGTGCAACAAATAGAGGCTCTGTTTGAGAGTAGCTTTGTTGCATTGCTGTATTTGTACCTGTGGCTGTTTCTGATGCAGCTACAGTACCCATACGCTGTTTAGACATACCTATAAGTTCCCAACATTCAATCTTCATTTGCTGAGCTAAGGTATATCGTGATTGTATTTCTTGTGTACGTGTAAGATCTAATGAACTAAATTGATTAAATGAACTTGGAGCTTTTAAATTCTCTGGACTATCATCTACAAATACCACTCCTCTATTACGTGCTTCCATTTCCCAGATGTCAATAGCATCTTGTGCATCTCCGTCTTTAGGAACTGGGATATGTCTTAGTGACATTAATTGTACCTTACCAACTTCCTTCTCTAATAATTTGTATAATTGATTCATACAAACATTATATATAGTTTGGAAAGGTTTCATTAAATCTACTAATGATTTTGCCTCTGTGTTCTTTTGCTCATAAACTGTACCAATGATTGGGCAGTAATCTAAAAGCTTATAAGGTCTAACATGATAGATGTCTGGACCAATTTTAATTCCTTGATACCATTGATTAATCCAACCCCACTCTAATGACTGTTGTGTAGGCATTGTTCCTGACTTATAGTCTTCATCTACTAGCACAGACTGTTCGTTACCTAACTCATCTATATATATTAACTTACCTATCTTCTTTTTAGAAACCCAATAAGACCTTATTACAACATACTTATATCCAAAAGAAGATACATTGTTCGTTAATCCAAGAAAGTCTCTTAAACCATCATCGTTCTCTTTCATTTCTGATTCAATAATCATACGTGTTTGTAAAACCAATGGATCATACGTGTCGTATGTAATAGAATCATTACCTGGAGTTACACCAGGATTATCTAAATTAGATTCTCTAGCATTTATTAATCCGTAATCCTGTAGTGAAGTTCTTAAGTGATCTATTTCTTCTTTTGTTAATTCTGGAATAGCTTCAATTATTTCTGAAAGTTCCATAACTTGTACAGTACCAGCAGCATAAGCTCCCTGTTTTCTTCCTGTAGGGTCAGATATATATTTCTTATCAGGAGTAGTTAAGAACCAAGTGTTCTTAGGGTTACAAACCTCAATGTTATATCCTAATCTAGAATTGTCTTCATAGATATGATAGAACTGTCTTGCAGATATAAGGAGATCTCTAAATGCTTCTTCTGACTTTTCTTTAATGTTAAAATCTGCTTTTTGAGCAGTTAATACATGATTAGCCCATTTTTCTGCAACAGATGTATAACTATCTAATTGATCCTTAACTTGTTCAAAGGTTATCTTTTCAATATCTTCTTCTGATATTTCTTCACCAGCCATAGCAGCTTTTGCCACTACTTGTTCTTTTACTTTAGTTATTACATATTTCTGTAATGTGTCTGTTTTAAATTGTAACTCTTCTGCTTGACTATCATCATCAAAAGCCTTAACTCTAAATGAGTCTGGACGTTTAGATATCTCTCCGACTAATTCGTTAACAGGTGTAGTTACTATAGAATACATTTTAACGTATGCTGGTAAATCTATATCTGTAGTAAGTTGATCAGTGAAACTTCTTACTTCTGGTTCTTGATAAAAGTCTTCTCTACGGAGAACACCTTTCATTAAATCATAGTTCTTTACAAAGGTGTCTCTATTTCTAACATACATTGCATATGATTGATTTGCAAAGTAATCCATAGTGTTTTTAACCCAACTATCATCTTTTTTTTGTTTTTCAGTTTTAAACTGATCAGGAAAGATGTTAAGGTACGCATACCTTATAGATGCATCTTTTGTATATCTTATAATTGCCATTATGAAAAAAGTTTATTTTTTTTCCTTCCAAAAAGCCCTCGTGACTCGGTAAAAAGAATATTTTTTTTATTTGTTTTGTAAAGTGAGGTTATTCTCTCATCTTCCTTTGCCCCAACCCTACCTATCATTGGATCTAGTTTCATTGCTAATCCTATTGCTAACTCAGCTGCAATAATTCTATCAAAGTTACCAGTCTCATTATATTGTATCATCTCTTCTAGTAATACAGGATCTAATATTTTAGACATACCTTTTACTGATGAGATTACTTCCCCTTCATCATCAAGTTCAGTATGTATAACATCTTCCGTATATTTCTTAAGACATCCGTGCAGGAAGTCCCTTACTTTTTCTGAAGATCTATGTATACCATAATCACGCCTAACCGTAGTGTTTGGTACTATTTCTTTTAACCATTCCGGTTGTCTTTCTAAATAATGAGCATCTCCTTTACTAATCATATAGTCAATAAAAGATATTTCATCATTTTCACACAAGGCTCTTGCATTAAAATACTTAATTAGCAACCTAGCTTGTTCATCCCATGTTTCTTTCTTTTCAGGACGAGCACAATAGCTTGCAACAAACATATCTTGGTACTTCTCACCAGCTATGGCATGCATACGTTTATATATGTATATAGAACCTAACGATGTACTATATGCTGATTTACCTTGTCTATAAGGGTCAATACCTGCAACATATAAACCATATGGAGGATTTTCTATAGGAAATTCATATATAACAACAGGTGCATCCTTTAGATCTGTTTGTTTTAATGGAAAATTAGTTATTGGTAACTTATCAGTAAAATCATGCTTTACACCTTCTCCATCATCGTACAATATTACCGGCACTCCTGTTCTTTCTTGTTCATTAATTCTATACTTCTGCCTCTTAGCAGCTTCTATGTCAAAGATGTTTGTATCCTCATTTAAGAATATGTCATCTACCTCTTGAGGGTAGTACATCTTTTCTTTTAAGAAGGCAACTCTATCACCAGCTTTTTTTAATCTTTCTAAGTTATCATTAGTCACCTTGTCAGCTAACTCTTGATTCGATACCATCATAGGTACCTCATGTAGTGGAGAAGTTTTTTCTTTTTCTAAAAACTTACCAAGAGAAGATTCTTCCTTGGCTTCCATTCTATACTTATTAGAGATGAACAAACCGTGAATACGCTTATCATCTTTTGCATTGTTGTACGTAAGAAAATTAAAATTATCTACGTCAAACATTAAACTTTTTGCATCCATAAACATTTTCATGTCACCACCTGTACCTGTTAATATAGGTGAACATCCCCAACCAAAAGGTGTTGTGAATCCTGGAATTGCAGCTTGTAGTCCACGTAGAAAACTACCCTTACCTATCTCATCGATAATAAGTCTTCTAGGTTTTGTACCTGCAATAGCTTCTTCGTTATTACCTCCGTCTAAGTTACGTATAAGGATTTGTGAGAATGGAATTCTTGTTCCACCTTTAGTTTTTATACCTAGTGTAACTTGATTTTTCCAGTTATCTTCTACTCTCTGCCATCTCCACTCTTTAGGAAGAAAGTTTAATCCTTTATCTATCTTATCTGTAATTAGTTTTATATCAGGCGCATTCAAACCTGCTATAATGTTTTGTGAATTCTCATCAAAGGTTGCACCATGTCCAATGTAACTAGCTTCTATAACAGACTTTGCAAAACGTCTGATTCCTAGTATTACCAGTCCTTTCTTTTCTTTATGTGCTCTATCTATCTCATTAGTTACAAGCCATTCGTTATCTCTAAGTAATGGGTTTGCATACTTCTGATTAATTCTACCATAGTCATCTATAGTATCTACTTCTGTGTGCCAAACATTTAAGTGCCAGTACAAAAATGGATTTATATACACCCCATTCATCATGCACCCATTCATACATAGCTCTTTTTGAAGATCAAAGAAAGCTTTATGGTCTACTGAGTCTTTATCTGGAATACGTTTTTGATTAATGAACCATTCACTATGTTGAATATTATGAAGTTTCATACTTAATCTCTTTGTTTTAGAAAGTCTTCAGCCATACTACCTAATGTTGCTCCACCTCTAGTTTCTACTTTTTTCTTTTCTTCTTTTTCACGTAACGAATCAACTTGACCTAGTAGGGCTAAATAGTTTTTCATTGTGTCTTGAATAAACTTACCTTGTGCTTCAATAGAAGCTACAACCATAGGAATGCTACCACCGTTTGCGGTTTGTTTAAATTCTATTCTATCCTTAAGAGTAGGTAATGGGTTTGCATCAACATAAGCTTTCCATTGGACTAATTGTCCTTCAGCCCAGTCTAATTCTGCATTTATGTATGTAGTTTGTTTTACTGCCATTTTCTTCTTGATTCCATCCGTCTTCCCAATATATAAAGACTAGATCATTGTTATTAGTACAGCTCATCTGGACCATCTATAGTCAAATCCATACTATCTTCAATTATTTTATCTACGTCAAAGTTTTCATCGAACACTTCCACTGCATCTAATTGAGATTGATAATCATCAAGTAATGAAGCAAATTCTTTATCTGTTAAGCTCCATATATTTTCTCCATCAAGAGCTGTAGCAATATGTTTTCCTATACTAATCTTAGGGTGATTCACCTTTAGTAAGTTTATGGTTTCTATAATTTGCTTTATGTACATTGGTTTATATTAAATCGTTTATATCATCATCCTCTTTTATAGGGTTGATCTCTTCCTCATAATCCATTTCTGTTACAACATAATCTGGATCATCTTCATTACTTTCGATTTCTGTAAAGTATTCAGGTCTAACTGTAATCTTTAACATATCTTCTTCACCGTCAGTTTGCTCTCCTTCTATGTCTATGTAATCAGCTCCTTCATCATAGATTTGTTTTAGTAAATCTATTAATGATATGAGAGAAACCTTACGCATTGTCATTTTGTCTTTTTTACTCATAGCTTTTTATCTTCTATTACATCTTGTTGTTCATCTGATAATACAGCTACCCATTTAAAAATAGGACATTCGCAAGATAAGCATTTTGTTTTAGCTGACAAAGTACATCCGCAACTAACACAATGTTCATCTGGCCTCACTGTTTTATGATTACTAGAATGATTAGGACAACTTTTACATATATCTAACCTTTCCTTACTTATTCTTTCAATCTCTTCTTTCATGTCTGAAGCAGGAAGTAAATTGTTTTTCCACCCTTCGTAAATTTGTGATATGTTAAGTTTCATCTTGTACTTTTGGTTTTATAGAACTTAATGTTAAATTTAGATTACTTAGTTTACTCTTGATCACATCCAGTTTCTTTTCTGGCAATGTGTTTTCGGCTAGCATTCGTATATACGACTCTTTAACAATCTCAAGCTTTTCGATTTTTTTATTTGCTTTTGCTAGATTAAAAACAAATTTTCCAAACCCTGATATTTCGATACTGTTCTTATCTCTAGTGGCGTCTTCAGCGGAATTGAACTGATGTGTTATCACTCTATCAATTACTTTCTCTGAGATCACCATCCCTATTGCCATCTTCTTGATTATGTGTTGCCTCAAGGATGTCCGTGTTTTGTCTATCTTCTTCATGATTTAGTTTTATCAGTAGAGTTATGTTTTTATCAAAGTCTAAAACTATTACAGGGTTTACTTTAATCTTTCCATCTTTTTTTATAAATATGCCCATTCTTTTTAGCTTACTCACTATGTTGTTTATAGTGGCTGTTGTAGTGTTGTACATTTCACAAAACTCTGCACGTGCGTTAGCATAAGTAATTGTACCCTTGATTGCTGTATAAGATACAAGTTGTAACTCTCTTTCTGTAAGTTTCAAATTGTTTAAAGCTGATAGTAATGCATAGTACTTTTGAGCAAGATTATACTTGTCATCATACTCTTTTCCTAGCTTTTGTACTACTTTTGATTTATGTGCTTCCATTATTTAGTTGTATTGTCTTTATACTATATGCAAATATATAAAAAATATAATTGACTTATCCTAATTATCTTTCTATAAAAGCTATATTATGTATAAGCATTCATAATATAGTAGTTACTAAGAACCTAAATAAGAGGTTTATTAATAACCCACCCACCCACCAAAGGTATGACATTTTTTGGTTAACTACCAAATTTTCAAAAAACTTTTTTTAAAAAACGCCCCACCCACCTTATGTGTGCGACAGGAGACCCCTTCCTATTGAAACCCCACATAAAAAAAGCGTGGTGGGGGTATCCCCCCTTTGATAGAACATGCGAAAAATTTAAATACCTAAGATTATGAGTAGTGAATTAATCAAGTTTGGTACACGTACCACAGTAGAAAGAGTAGTAATTGGAAATGTTGCAGAAACAATCGGACCTAACGGTTCTATTAAGTTCATCAAGAAGAACTTAAAAGGAACTAAGCGTGTTTACGTTACTCTTGTTAATGAAAAAGGACTGGAAGCAAATGTTACTTGTTCCAAGGAAGTTAGTGCAGGTGTGCGTGACAAGTCGATTAACATTGGTAACTTAATGTCTTTTGACATCTTTGAGTCAAAAGCTTTTCAGCGTGATGCTAACGGTGAGCAAATGTTTGATGAGGAAACTGGGGAGCAGTTGTTTGTGCCAGTTGCGCAAATCCAAATGCCAGATGGTGAAGAGAATGTGATTGAGATTAAAGCTAAGGACGTGAAAGTTGTTGAGTACGCAGCACCGTTGGAGTCTGATGAACTCTTTGCTTTCTAAGCAAAACCCTTAAAGAGGAGAGCGTAACACCTCTCTTCTTTATATATAGGGTGGGAAAGATGCCTTTCTTTAGGTGTGGGCCTTACTTATACAACAAAAACTATATGTTTTGTGTGAATGTAAGAGAGGTAGTGTACACACTCCATACTATTTGCCACATTTATCACGGTGATACAAATCATCACCTATAATATATATATAGCATTAACATGCTATTCTTATACTATCTCCTAATAACTTTCTCTCTATGCTTATATTAAGTTAGGGAGCTCTAAAGCTGAAGAGCATTGTACTAATAAGATTATGTTTGAATATACACATTACGTCCAAGGATCTGATAATACTAAATGGGGTATTTTCACTAATCGTGGACAAGCTTATATAATGAAGCAAGCCCTTTCTCAGAGATTCAACTCAGAAGGAAAAGAATTTGAAGTCAAAGAAATAGTTTAGGTTATGTTCTTTGAAGATGCACAATTTGCTTGGGAGCTCTATAAGATATCTCCTGAGCTAACTTGTACCTGTGATGAGGTACATACATGTCAACAATGCTATGAGGAATGGCAAGAAGAAAAGAAACTTAGACTTCAAAGACTTGAAGATGCTCTGAAAGAGAGTAAAGAATGAATGATAAGAAGCGTTGGGTTACTATACCTAACAAAGGAAGATTTAGATTGAAGAGTAGAAAAATAGATGTACAATTAGCAAAGGTTAAAGTCTTTGATAGATGGTATGTCTTTGACATTAATAATGAGCAAGTAGTTGCTCAAGGTGATAAGTGGATAGAAGTAATAAATAAGTTAAACCATTAATAAATACAAAATGAGAAAGATTAAACTAACACCAGTAGAGTTTTACAGATTTAGAAAAGTTGCATTCCTATATGGAGTGTTATTCATGTGTAACATTGCTAACACTATTTACACAGTGGAAGCTAAAGATGAAGCTCTAGAACAAATAGGATATTGATATGAAAAAAAAGAACAAACATTTTAAAATAGATTACGTTAAGGCTCTAAAAGAGTCTGAAGCACGTAAACAAAAGACAGAAGAAATCTGTAAATTTATAGTACTAATAGTGATAGCAATTATAGGAATGTCACTAATTATAACACAACTAATAAAATAAAAAACATGAAAAATCTAGAAGCAGTACAGAAACATTTTAAGTTTACAATATCAGATGAGTGGGCAAATAGTCACGCTTATTACATTTACGAAGAATCAACAGCTGATGGCTATTCAGTGTATATAGCTACAAGTGACATTAATAATATTCACGTAAATGAAAATGTCAATTACTATGATAGCGATTTAAGTGATGCTTTGGTAGAATTTATTAGGTACAACTTTGAAGACAGTGCAAAGTCTAAAAAACCAGTAACTATCTATGTAGATGATATGGACAGTGTTTTTGTAGAAGAGGCAATAGATGAGCTAGAAGAGTTGATGAATGACAATTAGAGAAGCACACATAATACTTATTATCAAAGCTATGAACAGATGTGATGGACATAAAGCTAATGCTGCTAAAAAGTTAGAAATAACTGAGCGAACTCTTTATAGATATCTTGATGTTTATAGCATTGATAAGGTTGAAGGAAAGTATGTAGAAATTAAAGATAAATAATTATGAAAATTAGTATAGATATAAAATACTTAGAAGTAGCACTTACTGTTACTGGTTATTACAGTCCAGGTGAATCAGAAATAACTTACGTATCATCTGATGGTAGTGGTTACCCAGGNGCACCNGCAGANTTTGAGTCACATATAATATTATGTGGAGATCAAGATATCATTGGTATTCTACATTATGAGACTATAGAAGAAATAGAAGCATTAATCTTAAATAAAATGGAAATATGAAAACGTTAATACTAATACTGTTTACACTTAAAGTTTCAGTGACAGCAACAATTTATCATGCTGTTCCTGGACAAACAGATGATACACCATTTATAACAGCGTCTAACAAAGTTATAGATAAAGATAATCCTGGAGGTCATAGATGGATTGCTGTGTCCAGAGATTTAGAACCTCTAGGGTATACTTTTGGAACTGTTGTTTGTGTTCAAGGAGCAGGTTCAATGGATGGGCTATGGACAGTACAAGACAGAATGAATAAAAGATGGACTAAAAGAATAGACTTTTTAGTTGATCAATCATTAAAAGGAGGAAAGTGGAATAACATAACATTATCAATAGAAAAATAAAATGGAAAAATACAAAACAATTGACAACTGGAGATTTGAGTGGAATCAAGAACATGAATTTTACGAGTGCCAAGGTGCTATATGTCATGACAATGAACATGATGAAATTCCTGAACCAGAATTGTGGGAAGCTGCATTAGAATTAGAACAAGAACTCAAAGATGATGGCTATGTTGCAGAAATAAGTTATTCAGAAAAAGGATGGGTTGAAGTAGCAATATTATAGATGATTAAAATAATAAAAGATGTATAAACCATTACCAGAAAGTCTTACAATAAGAAAATCTTCAATACATGGGTTAGGTGTGTTTGCTAGAAAAAAACTTCTTAAAGGTATTGACTTAGGAATAACTCATGTGCGTAATGAAAATTATGAGCACAATTATATAAGAACTCCATTAGGTGGATTCATTAATCATAGTGAAGATCCTAATGTGCAGTTAATAGTTGTAGAAGAAACACTACATCTTTTAACAATTAGAGATATAAAACGAGGTGAGGAAATAAAACTTAAATATCACCTCTATGGATTATTCTAGAAAAACTATACTTCGTCACTAAATAGTGTTTGCTGCCGAAGTTATTAAAAATAAAAAACGAACTATTAAATAAAACTTAAAAAATGGAACTAAAACACCTTCACAAAGAGCAAGTCATAGTAGATGATGTACATGCTTATGATTACTTAGTAATGAATAATGATTTACAAGAAAGTCACATGTTATATTGTGATGATAAATTATGTATGCAGCTAGACATAAATAAAACACATGTAAAAGTGTTTGAGATTGCCGGTCAAGAACAATGGACAATAGAAGAAGCTGAAATGCTTCACATATTACTAAGACTGTCATCACAATACAGTGTTTATGAATTAATGTCACCAACACCTAAAAAGAGAATATAATGTGGATAGCAACTGAATTACATTTTCGTCATTATGACGCAGATGAATTAAACGAAGAAATGATATTTATGAATCATTTATACCCTGGTAGTGAAGAAAAAGAACATCTAGAGTTGTTTTCATTAAGTAGTTCTGGATTTAATATTGCTGAACATAGCACAGAAATAGTTTACATGAACAATGGTTTCCCTGTTTATCCCTATTTAATAGATGAGGATGGTAAGGTTGTAGCAACACCTGATGAAATAGGATGGTTCGATCATCCTATGCATGAAACAGAACTACAAGACTTTACAGTCAAGGAAATGAACATAGTCATGAGAGACTTTGATGGACTCATTGAAATCCTTGTAGATGATGATGAGTTAGAGAAGGGTAGAATTCTTCCTATTTACGAAGAAAACCTTGTCATTTTACGTGGATTACTAGATGATGAAGACGAAGATATAGAAATTTAATAATAAACTTAAACAATTAGAATTATGGAAACAATTATGTGGTTAGGCTTAGCAGCTATAGCGTTAGTGCTAGGAAAATTTATAGGCAAACTTCTATGGCCAGAAGATTGGGAAGACTTTGATAATAATGATTACAGATACTAATGGAAGAGCTAAGTNATTGCTGTGGCGCATCAAGATGGTATGACACAGATAGATGCTCTGATTGTAAAGAACATGCAGAGTTTAACGAACAAGAAGAACCAGACCCTTATTGGGAAGATACTATTTAATATGGCAACAGGTGCAAATAAAATACTAAGAAGACAAGCATTTCAAAGATGGATGCTTAAGATAAATAATAAATACGTTAAAAACGAGAAACAAATGCTAGCAGCATATAAAAAAATCAAATAATTATGGGAGTAGATATTTATGGCAAAGCGCCAAAGTTAATAGGCAAGAAACCTGAGATTGATTACAATGATGACAGTGTTACTGATAAGCAAAAGAAAGAATACTGGGACGCAGTAGAGAAATGGGAACATAATAACCCTGGTTATTACTTTAGAAGTAATTGGTGGTCCTGGAGACCGATAGTTATGTTATGTAAACATGCAGCAGAACAACATGAACTTAAGTTTAACTTTGATGAATGGATGGGTAATGATGGCATGGGGTTAGATAACTGGCAAGAGTGTAATGCTGTAGCAGATGCACTAGAAAAAGTTGTTGATCAAGAAGATAATTTAATAGATCCTGAGGATGTAATTTATTGTAACATGAATTCTTGGAATCAAAGAGGAAGTCAGGGATTAATAGATGATGAGACANCAGAGAAACTTAACAAAGATTATCCTTATGGTACAATTATGTTTACTAGTATCGTTAGTGATGATGGAAATGTATATTACCCTTCACACGGTACACCTCTGTGGTTGATTAAGGAATTTATTAAGTTTCTTAAGAATTGTGGTGGGTTTTCTATTTGGTAATCTAACTAAATTCATTACTTTTGTAACATACTTAAACATATTTTATGAAACTATTAATCTTTCTAATTAGATGGATAAGCCAACAGCTAGCTATACCATTCTGGATAGTAGGTCATATTCACCTGTCTATACATAATTTTCATGACCTATACGAACTACTAAGCAGTGTAGGTTTGCATATAATTGTAGGCATTGGGTTCTATTTAGACTATAACGACTATAAAAACAAACAAAATGATTAAAGATGTAATTATATATGACATAGAAACTATGCAAGAATGCTTCATAGTTGTATGTATGCAGCCTGGTAAAACACCTAGAAGCTTTACAGTTAGCAAGTGGCAAAATCAACTAGATTCATTCGTAAAATATACTGAAACATACAAAGAATCATATTGGGTGGGTTATAATAACTTACGTTTTGATGCTCAAGTTGTAGAATGGATACTTAGAAACTGTGAAAACTGGCATGAAGGTACTGGTCTAGAAATATGTGCAATGATAGCACAGAAAGCTCAAGATGTTATACATGATGCTAATTATGATGTTTTTCCAGAGTATAGAGAACATGAGTTAAGTCTGAAACAGTTAGATTTATTTAAGATACATCACTACGATAACAAGAACAGACGTGTTAGTCTCAAGAGGTTAGAGTTTGAGATGGACTTAGAGAACATCGAAGAAATGCCTATACATTATACTAAAACAAACATGACTAAGGACGAGGTGTTCTTAACGCTCCAGTATTGTTTTAATGATGTAGATGCTACTTATGAGTTTTATAAGGTTACTGTGGGTGACACTGATCATCCGTTGTATAAAAGTAATGATCAAATACAGTTAAGGTTAAACATACAAGAAGAGTTTGGTATAGAATGTCTTAACTATTCTGACAGTAAAATTGGTGATGAGATTATCAAGAAGTACTACTGTGAAGAGAAAGGTATAGATATTAAAGAGCTTCCTAGAAAAGGATACTTTAGAAAGAGTATAGATATGAAAAACTGTATAGCACCGTATGTTAAGTTTAAAACAACAAAGCTAAAGAAGTTTCTTATTAATATTAAAGGTATGAAGCTTGGTCTTCAAGATGACTTTAAAGAACATATTCATTTCTATGGTAATCTTTATTCTTTTATGAGAGGTGGGTTACATACAGAAAATAAACCAGCTGTCTTTGAGGCAGATGAAGAATATGAAATTATTGATTGGGATGTGGCTAGTTATTATCCTGCAATTATTATTAACAATGCAAAATATCCTGCACATTTAGGAAAAGAGTTTCTATTTGGCTACAAGCAGATGTTTGAGAAAAGACTTGAACTGAAAGCTACTGGAGCAAAGGATGGTAAAACTAAAGGTATTATTGGAGCTCTTAAGCTTGCAGTAAATTCTGTTTATGGAAAGTCATCTGATATGCTATCATGGATTTATGATAGGCAGTTAACTATGTTCACTACTATAACTGGTGAACTTAGTCTAATGATGCTTATTGAATTATATGAAATGAGTGGCATTCAGATTATTTCTGCTAATACAGACGGTGTAACTGTAAGAGTTAAGAAAGATCTAATACCTAAAATGCATGAAATAAATGCAGAGTGGTCTGAGACAACACAGTATATTTTGGAAAGAACAGACTACAAAAAGATAATCTTTTCAACCGTCAATGATTATATAGCTATTATGCCTAATGGTTATGTTAAAAAGAAAGGAGACTTTCTTACAGACTTTGAACTTCACAAGAACAAGTCAGCTAGAATTGTTCCTATTGCATTAGAACAGTATTATGTAAACAACATTCCGGTTAGGGAAACTATAGAAAAACATAAGAACTTGTTTGACTTTTGCATTAGAAAGAAAGCTTCTAAAGACTTTCATTATGAAGGTATCAATATAATTACAGGAGAGGCTAGTAAATATAATAAACTTATAAGATACTATGTATCTAATGATGGAGAAAAGATTTACAAGCTTAGAAATGATGAGTCTACAAGTAAAGCTGCTAAACGTTCACAAGCTGAAGCTGGAGAATGGTTGTGTCATGTTTGTAATTATTTACCAAACGCAAGTAAGTTAGATAATATAAACTATACATATTATATAAATAAAGCTGAAAAATTAATAACTAAGATTACAACAGGAGGCAAAAGAATTAAAAAATCTTATGCTGCTCCTAATCAAATAAGTTTATTCTAATGAAAAGAAAATCTAAAATAAATAGATCAACCATTACAAGACATTTGATTGAGTATCAACTAGATATAGTTGGAAAACGATTAGTGGATACTCTTGATGATGATAAGTGGTATTTTAACTGGACAATGACAAAAGATCAATCTATAGAGTTTAGGAAATATTCTATAAAAGCTCTAAAGAAAGTGTTCAAGTTTAATACAAGTAAAGCAAATACAACATTCGAGTGGTTTAACCTCCAATACGGATTAAGAATTAAAGATTAATATTAATAAATAAAAACAAGTAAAATGAAAACAGTAACAGTAGTAGTAGTAGTAATTTTAATGTTAGGATTAGCGTATACAGCTTATGAAATATTTAGAGCTGAACCAATTCAAAAACCAGTTAAGAAATCCAAAAGAGGTAGACCAAAAGGTAGTAAGAATGCTAAACGTGGACCAGGAAGACCTAAAGGATCTAAAAACAAGAAAAAGAATGTCTAGGTTAATTAACGAAGACTGGGAACATGCAGCGTACGCTAATGATAAAGTGTATGCTGCAGAACGCCAGTACTTGATAGAACTAGAATATCAAGAATGGCTAAGTCAAGAGGCTAAAAATAGAAAGCCTGCTATTATTAAAGTTATAAAACCATTAAAGGATGAAGTTACACATATCACCACAGAAGTTCGAAGAGCTCATCAAAAAAAGTTATAACTTAGACATAATATACTTATTAAAATTAATAGAAAACCAGTATGACGTAGTGCCTCTTTATGAGAACAGCATGCGTCTTGCTGCTATCTATCAATCACTTATAAGAAAAGGTCTTATAACAAAAGATGAAGAAAAACTTACAACAGTGGGTAAAGATCTATTATTGTTTGTAGATGAGAGCACTACGGAAAAAAAGTTTGTAAAGAAAAAACCAAAGTCCACATACTTTGAAGAGTGGTGGAAAGAATATCCTAGCACAGATACATTTAAGTATAAAGGTAAGAGCTTTAAAGGAACTAGAGCAATTAGAAAAGACAAGAATTCATGTAAAGTTAAATTTGATGCGATACTTTTAGAAGGAGAACATACTGCTGAGCAATTAATCAAAGCTTTAAAGTTTGAGGTAATGCAAAAAGTTACAATGTCAGTTAAGTCAGGACAAAATAGAATTACTTACATGCAAAACAGTCTAACTTATCTCAATCAGCGTACCTACGAAGCGTTTATGGAAATTATGGAAGAAGAAGAATCAGAACCAACAGGATCAACAGACATTTAAAATTAGAAATTATGAAATTATACGACGTACCAAGAAATAGCAGAATTAAAATAATAGTTGAGGACAAAGTACCA